TCAGATGCCATTGAGGTCATTGTACCATCGTTTGAGTTAGAACTTGAATCTGCTATGGTAGGAAATGCTTTACTTGTGTCATCGCCCATTCTGTAGTATGCAAATAAATCACTTTCTGATGATTCATTATAAGTTATACCTTTTTGATAAAGGGCATATACTTCTTGTTCTGTTTTACCTGCTGTATAAAGCGATACCGAACTCATAGAACCTTTAAAGTAGGATGAAGGACTTGTATAGCTTCTTGCCCCAATTCTTGCATTTGTAGTTGTGCTTACTGTTTGAGTTGTTGCTTGATTTATTACTCTTTCGCCATTTATATACAATCTTCTATTTGAACCATCGTAAGTATGTGCAAGATGTACCCATTGATTAGAGTATATTGTAGTGGTGTAATCACTTGAACTTGTATTAATTCTTGTCCTAATAGATTCGTTTGATTGTGCTATAATTTGTATCCCATCTGTAGCACTATCCATAGCTTCAAATATAGTTTTTCCTGTAGAATCATCTTCTATATATACCCAAGCAATAACAGAATGATTTGTATAGCTAAATGTCATCGGTAAATCTATATAATCATCACTACCATCAAAATCCACGACAGAAAATCTGTTGTCTCTCATGGGAGTATAGCGTGATTTCCCCATCTGTGAAATGGTAGTAGAATCGAGTTCGGTCTTATATACTGCTAAGTTTGAAATTGAACCATCTGAATAATTTGTACTGTGCCTCATTATTCTTACTTCAGCACCAAGATTTTCCATAGCTGTATAAGAACCTACTCCACCATTTGTATCATCTACTTGCACACCATTTATATATAATTTTACACCACTATCAGCACCACTTCCATCATAAGTACCAACAAAATGTGTCCATTGATTTTGATAAGCATCTAATGCAGTATTGTATATCCTTCCAATATAAGCTCCTGCTGATTGGTCAAATAAAATCCAATAAAACTTTTTATCACTTCCTATGTGAAAATTATACTCATAATTACTACCATAATGACCTTTGCTTATAAAATTTGTTGATGCTATTGTGGGTAAGTTTGCCCAAACAGATATACTAAGTGGTGTATCTGATGAGCCATCTCCAAATGATAAATCATCATTGTCTGCAACACTCACATAATCATCAATACCATCAAAGTCTGTATAGAAGTCACTTCTGGCGATTGAGGTTTCTGGTTCTACCTTATCCCCACAGCGTAACCACAATTTAAGGTTTGCAGTCCTGTCCGTTCCGTATGATGCTGATTTACTAAGATCAACAATTTTCCCGTTATTATAAACGCTTGTTATGTCACTACTATCAAGGGCAACATCCCAGATAGCTACTTCATCGATGTTGCCATCAAAATATAAATCGCTATTATTTTTTCTGCCAATATTTAACCCAACATTATCATTATCAATAGATGAAGGTACTGAGCTTGTATTAGTACCACTTAAATCTCCATCTAGATATATTTTTAAAGATGTAGATGGTGTAAATGTTGCTAATATATGATGCCAATTTCCATCACAAACATCTACAGCTGTATCTACAAAAATAATACTATTTCCACTAAATAAAGCAAATCTACCAACTCCACTTGATGACATTGTTTGTAATAGAAAATTCCTATTACTATTATCATCTTTTGATATTATGTTTTGATTAGCCGACTTATCAGATGTTTTAATCCAACAACTAATTGATATTTGTCCTGTAATCTGTAAAGCTGTTGAATTACCACAGTCTAAATAATCATTAGAACCATCGAAATTGAAGGAATGGGTTGAACCAAATGCAATCCAATTCTTCCATCTGGTATTGAATGAGCCAGAACCCCCATGTTTATTAAAAAGTCTTGTATTTAAACTAGTGCCTGTACCTTCTGCCCAATTCCTCCACTGAGTATTAATACTATTTCCAGATGCACTTTCAGAATCTAAAAAATCACTTTGGTTTGTATTAAGTGATCCTCCACTATTGTCGTGGTCATACTGTTCTTTAATTTTTTCGTTTATATTGTCTGGCATATTTAAATCTTTATTTTAAACAGGGGGGCAGTTGCCCACCCCCCATATTGATAAGTAAGCTATTAAGCTATGATTTGAGAAAGGACTTCAACACCATATCCATCTACAATTTCTGTAGCACCACAGAAACTAGAGACTACGATATTAGAGCGTAAGAAAGAACCTTCTCTGTACTCTTCGATCCTCATCATTTCACCTGCATAACCGAATCCAATAGCATCTTGTACGAAGATACCACCTTTAACAGATGATGCAGTTCCAGAAGAACCACCATCGTTATCAGTTATTGTAAACTCTGGTGAAGAATACATATTGATACCTGCTATCTTAGAAACAAATCCTGTTCTAGCACCTTCATCCTGTACTCCTGCACCTGCAAATTGAGCAGATGTCACTAGGTCATTATGTACTCCATAAGTACCCCAGATTTGTCTTGGCTCAAGTACAGCATTAGGCTGACCGGGAGCAGAGTTCTGCTTTAATTTAGCTAGAGCATCAAATAGGTTATCTACAGTCAAAGCTGAATTGTTTGCACCTACTGCACCAGAGAAACCATCATACAAAGCATTTACAATAGAATCTAACTTAGATGCCATTGCATTACCTGCCAATGCACCTGCGTGAGCATATACATCATCAGCGTTTGATAATTTAGCCTCATCATAGATAGGTAACATAACACTCTGCATATCTAAGGTAATTGTTTTCTTCTCAGAATCCAAAGCAGTAGAAGGTGTTACTGTACCCTCTGCTGTGTTAGCTACATCTGCTGATGTCACTTGGTTAGAACCTGCGTTATAAGCTATAAATGTAATCTGATCTGCTTTTGGTTCACTCTTTTGTCTTACCAAAGGCACAGATACACTTGCCTCACTAAATTTAAGAATAGCCTCTGCCTCAATTACTTCTAATAAAGCACCTGCGTAATTCCCACTATCTCCTGTTGCCATTATTTACTCCGTTTCTTTCCAAATATAGAATCCCATCTATCTTGAGAAATATGAGAGAAGGTAGACCTTATATCAGAGAAGGGTACTTTTTCATGTCCTACAGACATTCTAAAGCCTTCCTCGTAAGGTACTTCTTCATTACCTACCATATAGATATGTTCCTTATCTTTTGTAATCGCAGATTTAATATCCCCTTCAAGCTGTAAGCCTGTTGTGGGGTTACTATCTACTGATTCGAGATGTGAACTTTTCTTTGATTTGCTCATAAGTCGTTTTGTCTATCTTTCCAGATACATGGTCTTTTACAGCTTCTTTCAAAGTTGCATAACCTTGCATCCCTGTTGAATCAGATGTCTCTACACTTGGAATATTATTTTTAGGTTTTAATATCTTTCCATGAACTGACCTTAGTTGTGCTAAAGTAAGTTCCTTAAACTCTTCCCTATCATCTTCTGGGAAGTCTGAAAGCAGTTTCTCTTTCTCTGCTGTGCGTTCAGCTTTATACTGATCCACTACAGGAGTTAATTCACTAAGCTGTTTGGCTCTTTCTTCAGCAAGGGTTTTCCATTCTTCATTTTCCTCTAGCTGTTTCTGCCTCTCAACTTCTTGAACCTTCTCAAGTTCAGCAATCTTAGACTCTGCTTTCTGTAATCGTTCTTTCTTTTGCATTACTTCCTGCAATAGTTCAGACTCACGATCACTTATGTTGTCTGCACTACTCTGGCTTTCAGTAGCCAACTCTTGTACACTCTCTTGTACTATCTCTTCCATTTTTTCCTCCATGTTAATGAAATCTATTTGCCTATTTTAAAGTTGATAGGCTTTGCAGTTTCTTTGTCTGCATTTACTTTAATTCTTTTAGTCATTAATTTGTAAAACAATTTTAACGATCTATTGCTTAATGGCTTTGACTTAGTTGTTATTGTCCTACCCATATCTGCGTTCCATTGTACTTTTTCAGCATTAGTACCACTCCAACCTATAACAACACTCTCATTAGTAAATCCTCTTGGTTGTAATCCGTTCATCATATCACCTGTAAGCGTAAGATTTACTTTACTACCTCCACTTCCTCTAAACTTAGTCGCTTTTGATTTAGCGTAACCCTTACTATATTTTTTAAATCTTTTATCAAAGACATCTTTACTTCTTTCTGTAGTATTAGCAATAATTTCATCAGTTAATTCATCACCTACATTCTTCCAGAACGCTTTATCAAACTTTGGTATATTAGCTAGTTTACCCAACTTGAACACCTTCTACTGTTACAGGTTTAAATGTTTTTTTCTTTGATATAAATGACTTAGCTTGTTTTGGTTTCATTAATTCTTTAGACCTTGATGTTTCTTTTCTCCAATGATGCCTACAATTATAGCCACCAGAATTAGAGAAAGTGTTTGGAAACCTAGAATCTATCTCATCTCTTGTTAATTGCCCTGCACTTGCCATAAGTAAACATATATCTCTGGTCTTATCATCTATAATACCTATGTAAACATATTTAGCATTAGGTTCATCAAACTCAGCCATTTCAACCTTCACATTACGCTCAAATTGATTTAAGCCTGTGTTCACTAAGGTTTCTACTTGATCTACCCTTAAAGCACCACCTGCACCCCTTAAAATGCCATCTGCTATCTCTTTCTCAGTAGCATTTGCAATAACTCCTCTTGCTATTTCTTTTTTAAGAGTTTCACCTAAACCACCTGCTTGTCTTAGATAAAAACTTCTATCCATTTCCCTTAAAGCATTTAGTGACTCTGCTGTTACTGTGCCTGTCATCTCCATTGCACCTAGTACATTCTGATATTCAAGCATTAATCTGTCTATAT